AGTGTTCGCAAGGACGTGGGGGTTCAAGTCCCCCCATCCGCACCACGAATTGTGCTGAAATCGTTGTATTTCAGCACTTTTTCTTTATCTTTGTTGTTCCAGTTTTTAACTGACGACACTTTGACGACAAAAGGAGCAAAAAAATATGTTTACCGTTGAAGAATTTGCAAGTGGAATTACAAACACCACTCCAAATTTAAGTGCAACTGTTGAAGGCGATTTACTCAGCGTTACCAGAACAAGATATATTCCCGGAATACGAGAACCTCAATCAGATGTCATCGCTCAAATTCCATTAGAACTATTCTGTACACTCTCCCAACACCTTCAAACCGATTATAATTACTTCAACACATCTCTTTTTACATCAGCTCAAAATTACCTTGAAGTCGCTATACAGCAGCAAGATCATAACAGACCTACATTTTATCTCATGCACTCAGAGCAAAACGGTTTTGAGATACAAGACCACGACTATCAGCTGTCAATTTCTCACGCAAGCCCTCAATACCTTTTTTTTCTCTTTTGTTCCTTTTCTAATAGCACGAATGAATCTTATGTCAGTCCAATTCATTTACACTCAGATGAAGTTTTGACAAATATGGAAGATTTCTTTGAGGCTTTCCGCATATATACAGTCAAAATAGCATCTCCTCGCAAGTGTTCTTTAACTGAATTTAAACATATGTTAGATGCGTATATTTTTAATATTGCATACAACTATAATATATCGCTTGCGGTAGCAGAGTTCACAAACGAACGCATTTTTCGGAGAATTAGTACACGCCGTGGCGGTCAACTTTTTCCTTACAGGAAGTATAAACAAGACTTAACAAAGTATTATCAGCAGGCTGTTTCTAGCAATATTCCATTTATGCAGTACTTGGCTTTCTATCATGTCGCTGAATTTTTCTTTGAAAAGATTTCAGAAGACGAAACCTTCCAAGTAATTCGCAATCTTATTACACGTCCTTCTTTTTCTCCATACAGACACGAAGATATTCGTAACTTCTACAATACCATCAAAAAGAAAATGCGAGATCAACGTGATGACGGAGTTTGGAACGAAAAAAACGGTTTGTTATTATGTCTAAAACAATATGTGCCTGATTTATCCGTACTCAAAGACTCTATTGATCGTATTGATCGCTACGCCATTGACTATTATCAAACTACTGCTGTTGCTTTTGCCGATGATGGAAAAATTATAGATTTTTCCGAAGAAACGGAAAAAGTTTATTCTGCGATTCGTAATCGAATCTATGCTACGCGCAACGCTATTGTGCACAGCAAGGAAGGTGAAAAATTAAAATATGAACCTTTTAAGCATGATAAACAACTTGCCAAGGAACTCCCTTTAATTCGAGCAGTAGCTGAAGAAATTATTATCAACTCTGCCGAGCCTATCAACTACAATTTCACCAAGTAAAACTGCCCCTCAGTGTCCTAACAGAACACCGAGGGGCTTTGCTTTACTTCTGCATAACCTTAGCCAGCTTCTCGATCAGCTGCTCACCGTACTGGTACCGCAGCAGATACTCAATGGTCTGCTCCTCCAGACCGGCAACCTCCTGCACAGTGTCGACGGCCTCCTGCACTTCGGCAGTGCAATCCGGCACGAACGTGCGGCACTGCGGTGCGGTGATGCTCGGAACCTTGCGAACAGCGTCATACCCGATTGTAAAGCCTGCCTGCTGGAGCGATCTCATCTTGATATAGTTAGTGGCGTCCTTTGTAATGACGTCGCACTCGAAGGTCTTGCCGTTGAGCAGGACCTTTTTCTTTTCTACCACTTCGTCGTCCTCCTTCTTCGGTTCGGGTTCAACCGGCGCAGTCAGCCGCGCCTTAAACTTGCGCCACAGGCTCTCATCACGCACCCACGGCTCAGGACAGTCTTTGCCGGTGACATCATAATGGCGCACAACATGATCCACGTCGATGTCGTACTTGTCCATCAGCCAGCGCACCAGCTCAACCGTGTGGTCTACCGTCTGAGCGGTAATGACATACTTGCCGTTTACCTTGTCCGAGCACATCTCCACGCCCAGGCTGTTGCGGTTCATACAGATATTGTGCAGCGGGTGATGCGAGCTTTCCAACGGACCGCCGCAGTGCCATGCACCGTCTGTATCGCGGACAGACTGCACAACACTGTGCTCATCGACAAAATAATGCGCCGATGCCTGCAAGCCGCTGTTGTTGTGGAAATACTGCGCATTATTCATGGCGGTATCACCGTTACCGGCCGTATAGTGTACGACAATATACTTGATACTGTTGCCGCCACGTCCCGAATAGAAGTTGCTCGAGTCAGCCTGCAGAAACGGAATATTCGTCATAGCGCACCTCACTTTTCCAAGGGCGCGGTGTACGCCTTCGCCCTGTCGCTGTCCGTCAAACCGCTGGTAGTCGGGTCATTAAACGCCGACCACACATTGCAGGCGATCAAAAACAGGCAGTACGGATTCGCAGCCGTTGCCTTGATGATCTGCCACACGCCCGCCCAGGTGGTCATGTCCGCAGCGGTCAGGCCGGCGTAGGCCAGAGCCGTTGCAAACGCGCCGAGGGCGATCTGCACCCAGAATACCGGGTTCTTGATTCTGATTTTCCAGTTCATAAAAAGCCTTCCCTTCTCAGTTCAAACCAAGCTGCTGCGCGATATAGCCGATGAAAATACCGACGAGCGCCGTCGCGCCGTAGGCCACGATCTTGCGCCACATCGCGCCGTCGCGGTCCTCGAGCGTCTCCAGCCGCCTGCCCTGCTTTTCCTGCTCTTTCACCATGCTCTCGATACTGGTAGCCAGCTTGCTGACCGAGGCGGTCAGCTGGTTCAGCTCCCGAATATTATCCTCCAGCAGCTCAATGCGCTTATCCTGCCGACGATTTTCTTCCTCGAGCCGTCGGCGAAACTCTTCGTGCTCGGCACGAGTGATCGGATTATCCATAAAACCTCTTTTCCCTCGAGGCGCAAAAACGCCCCGGTCTGTCGTTCTTGACAAAGCCGGAGCATATGCTATAATATAACCAAAGGGACGCTGTTACAGCAGTCAGACCCTCATGCAGTCGATCTATTTAAGATGACCGTTTCGGTGCCAGCCGGACGGTCATCGCGCTTTTATACAGAAAATGTACAGCAATACTGCCGCACAAACAAAAAGCCTAAATGCTTTCTTCTGCACTCGCGCCACCCCCTTCCTGCCGCAGACTGCGGGAAAGGAAAAGAGGGTCTGACCGCCATATGTAACAGCGTCCGTTTGTATTATAGCATACGCTGCCGAACCCTGTCAATGAACCGCCTTTTCAGGCGGTTTTTGTGTTTTTATGCATCCTTGGTACCGCCAAACTCCGCCGGTACAAGCTCCGGCATACCGCATTCGTCAACCAGGATTTCCGCTACCTGCTTCTGGAGCTTCTTCGGCACCTGCTCAAACTCACACTTACCCAGAATTACACGCTGTGCAAATAACATTGCCATCATTAAAAACATCCTTTCAAAACGTTCTCGAATATTGTTGATTACCTTACGCATAAACGACTTGCGCCATTTCTGCAATGCAGTCCTCATAAAAGGATTGCTGGTCGGCAAGAGCGGAAATCTGCTGCTTGAGCTTTGCGTTCTCGCTTTCCAGTTCTGCGTTGGTTTTCGTGATAACCGGCTTCGGCAGTTTCGCCTTATCCGCCTCGATTTCCTCGGCAGTGCGCTCGACAACCTTTCCGTCTACGAGTTTGTAGCGCAGAACAGCGCCGTCATAGAGCGGCTTATCGAGATAATGGCTCTGCGCGAGCGAAAATCTATCGCCGCTGCCTTCATCAATTTTCGTCCATCCGGTAAGATCAGCCGGGAGGGAATACTCTCCCTCCAAACGCAAAATACAGCTTTCACTGTCGCAGAGGACGTATACACGGGATTTTGGGGTTTGCATGGTGTGTCACCTCCTTATAGGTCGGCGGATGCGAAATATGTCACAGAGCAGGCTTTTCCGATAAAACTGTTCATGCTTGACAAATCCTTGATGGCAACAAAAAAACCATTGGCGTCACGCCAAGTAATTTCAGCATTAGAGATAGGAAGTACACCCCAGCCAATTGCAGATATTTCTTTCAGAGTAATAACAGGTGTTGTTCTCATTACACAAGGGAGCTGGACAGAAATATAGTATGTATCTCCATCATAATTGAGTTGTCCAACAGTAGTGTGATAATTGTCGTCAACCGCATACCTCTGACACCTCCTCAGCTGCTCCCCAAAATCCGGGATTTCGTTCAGAACCCAAACGCCGTTTTCCTTGTGCGCAAGGGTCTGCGTGTCGCCAAGTTCGAGCTTGGTGGCGAGGAGGGTAACGGAGTTGTCTGTGCTACCAGCAAAACCAATAATAAATTTATTGATAATATCGGATGTTACTGTAAAACTCAAAAGACCGCTTGCATTTTTGGTGTTCACTCCTTTGATGTCGCCATCTGAACGATTTCCAACAATAAAGCGCAAGTCATCAGTTCCAGTTTTATCCTTATACAGCATAGATAATGTATATGTTGCATTTGGTAAAGTGTTTTCAAAAAAATGTTCTATGTCCCATTTGCCGCTTATTTTGACACCACCATCGACAATACTAAGTGACGTATCCAATTGCAGCCACCACCTGTCAATGACGTACTTACCAGCTTCCGTATACTCCGTCTGCCCTCTCTGGTTCACCGGTCTGCCGAAGTACCAGTTGTCGAGCAAATTGGGGTTTG